TTATCTTTTGTGCTTTCGGATTTTTTAGAGTATTAGTTAAAGCTTTTATAGCCTTTGACTTGCTTGGAGTGTTTTTCAAAAAAACATCTATCGGAGTAATGAAGTTATGCTCCAGTTTATTAAAATCATCACTAAAAGAAAAATTTGTAACACCGTCACTCATCAAAATAATGGTTGAAGCTTTTTCAAAATGAGTAAATCGTAAATTTTCTTTCCATTCATGCTGTGTATAGAAAAATGTTTCGCAACTGAAATCGCCATTTTCAGGCCTTGATATGATAAAATCATTATAATTGTTTTTAAAAGCAATGGCAGCTCCATCACCGATATGAAAAAATATTCCTTGCCCGTTTTTATAAACAACACCGACCAATGTTGCAGCAAAATCTTCGATTCCCTGTTCTGATTTATATGTATTTCTACGATGAATAATCAGCTTTTCTCTTGCAGAGTTTATTGCAGATAACACATATTTTTTTATATTTTTGAAATCTGCATTTTTTAATATATCACATAAAGTTTCACAGATAATCTTTGCGCCGGTTTTTCCAAATTTAGCAGATCCTGCGCCATCAGAAACCACGGCAACCAAATTTTTTCCGATTTTATGACAATTATAGTCTTGGCAAGATTGCTTAAGATTTGTATGGTGTGCTCCGGCAACACTGGTTGCGATAATTTTAGGTTTCAGATTATTCTTCATCCCATTCTCCGGTATCTTCTAACAAATCCGGAACATTGGGAGCAGCTCTGGAAATACAGGAAACGCTTCTGCTTAACCACAAGAAAAATTCTGTAAACTTTAATCCTGTTAATCGTTTGGGAGACATAGTTGAAAATTTGGCCAATTTTTCTAAATTAGCACCTTGTGTTCCAACGGCATGAACCACTACTTTTTTATTATCTTGGGCGATTCGGCATTTTTTTGCTATAATTTCCCAATCATAATCAGTAGGTTCGCCATCGCTTATCAAAAATATCCATGGTCTTTTAGATGTTATTCCGCAACTGTCATAAAGACATTTTTGTTCTTCAATTTTTTGAAGAGCCAATTCCATAGCCTTGCCGAGAGGTGTTAATCCGCCGGCTTCCATCGTTGGTGCCTCAAAGTTCATGGCATCTGTCCAATCTGATGATATAACGGCCTCATCTTTTCCGAAAGCTTTTATAATAAGTAGTTGAACTCTGGAGCTTGCGTCAATATCTTCTTTTAATTCTTTTTCCAAAGCTTTTAAGCCGACATTCAATTGTTTTATCGGTTCTCCACGCATAGATCCCGAGCAATCTAATACCAATACACAAGGAGTACGCTCGTTGGCGTTATCAGCAAATTCTACATAAGGAATTAGTTCATTTTCAAAAGCATTTTCTACCATTGCTTATCTCCTAACGATATGGATATGTATGAGGATACCCGCTGTTTGGAACAGCTTCAGGAGAAGACATCTTGCCACATGCGCATAAGGCAAAAATAATAAAAAGTGCAAACAAATATAAATATTTTTTCATAACCATTCCTTTACTTGTTATGCTTATACTATAAATATATAGCATCTAAGAGTTAAGCAAAAAATAAGTTATACAGAGAAAACTATGATAAAAAAAATATTGTTTATATTTATGTTCGTAATAATGTCAAGTTTTGCATCGGCAAAAGGTGGTATAAATATTTTTGCCTATTCTCGACAGGCACCGACATCGGTAATTTATTCTTCACGTGGTATTCCCGTACATTTATCGGATTTTGGCGGAAACTTTGTCTTGGTAATGTTTTGGTCACGTCATTGTGCTCCGTGTATTAAGGAACTTGATGAGATAAACACCTTTGTGAACAAAACAGCAAACAACGGAGTGAAAGTACTTTTGGTTTCTAACTCAGATGAATGGTCTGGGGTTGGAGAACAAAGACAATTGCTTCAAAAATTCGGAGCAACTGATGTAGATTTCTACACGGATAAAGATGGTAAATTAGCCGGAGATTTTGGTATTTTCTCATATCCGCACACGGTATTAATTAACCGATCAGGAGAAGAAATCGGGCGTATAAGCTGGATGCATCTACACCGAAACCTGCTGAAGCTGAGCAGGTCAAGGAGACGGAGCAAAAGCCGGAGCAGGCCGCCGCTGCAGAGAACCCCACGGAAGAGAATACCGACCCTGCCACCCCTGCTCGCATGAGTTGGGACGAAATCATGGCAGACCCGGAGTACAACAAGCAGATGCAGGCTACCATCAAGGCAAGACTCAAGACCGCAGGCGCTGCGGCTGATGCCCTGGCTAAAATGGCACCAGCACTGGAAGTGCTTGCTCGTAAGCATGGCCAAGATCCGGCAAACCCGGATTATGAGGCACTCGCAAAGGCGATCAATGACGATGATGCGTACTATGAGGACAAGGCCCTTGAGATGGGCGTCTCCGTAGAAACTGCAAAGCGCATGGATCAGCAGGAGCGTGATACGGCAAGACAGAAGAGAGAGGAAGCCATTACCCTGGAACAGCAGAGAATCCAAAATCATTTCATGAATTTGGAGCAGCAGGGTGAAGCCCTGAAGAAGGTGTTCCCCGGCTTCAATCTTCGTACTGAGTTGCAGAACCCGGTGTTTGCGAGAATGGTTGCTCCCGGCGTAGGTATCATGAGCGTCGAAGATGCCTACAAGGCCGTGCACCGCAAGGAGATTGAGGCAGCTCAATCGCAGGTGATAGCGCAGAAGACTACTCAGATGATCTCCAATGCGATTCAGGCAGGATCTCGACGCCCCGATGAAAACGGTACATCCGGTCAATCTGCTTCCGTGACTACATTCGACTATTCAAAGGCCTCTAAGGAACAGCGAGAAGCTCTCAAGCGAGAGATCTATGCTGCCCGGGCCAGAGGAGAAAAACTGTATCCCGGAAGATAAGGAACACATTTTCTCCTCACCACGTTTACGGAAAAGGAGAAATTATCATGAAGAAGTTTATCGAAATCATCACCAAGTTCCATCTGCAGATGTTTGCTGATGCGGGCACTGTGGTCATGACCACTACCGGTACCGCTAACGCCTATACTGGCGAAGTGGCCACGACATCTGCAATGTCTCCGACCCTGAAGACATTCTATGACACCGAGCTTCTGGAGAACGCCCGTGTAGAACTGTTCTATGCCCAGTTCGCACAGAAGCAGCACCTGCCCAAGGGCCGCGGTAAGACCGTGGAATGGCGCAAATGGAATACCTTCGCCAAGGCTGACAAGCTGGTTGAAGGTGTGATCCCCAACGGCCAGACCTTCGGCCAGAGTTCTATCTCTGACAGCATTGAGCAGTACGGTACCTATGCCACCGTTTCCGATCAGCTGGATCTGCACGCCTATGACCCTGTCATCCTGGGTGCTACCGAGGAGATGGGTGCTTCCATGGCTGAGACTCAGGAGACCCTGATCCGCAACGCCCTGCTGACCGGCACCAATGTTATGTACTGTGATAACGTCACCCTGGCCACCGGCGCCGTTGCCGGCACCCCCACCGCTCCCGGTGAGATGGAGGCCTCTGCAACTGTTATGTCCATCCTGACTCCCAAGATGGTCAACAAGGTAGTGACCTACTTCAAGAAGAACCGGGTGCCTCGCATCAACGGCAAGTATTACGCCGTCATCCATCCCTCCGTCGCAGAAGACCTGCGCAACAGCGATGCATGGATCGAGGTTCATAAGTATGCAGCCACCGGCGAGATCTTCAACGGCGAAATCGGCGAGCTGCACGGCATGCGGTTCATTGAGAACCCCTTTGCACCCGTGCTGGACGGTGAATATGCCAACAAGGCCGGCACCAAGACCTATGCTACCTACTGCTTCGGCAAGGATGCATTCGGCATCATCGATCCCGAGGGCGGCGCTGCCCGTATGATCGTGAAGAGTGCTGCCGAAGTTGGCGGTCCTCTGGAGCAGTTCAGCACCGTGGGCTACAAGCTGGAGACCAACGGCGCAAAGATGCTGTATGCTGAGCGCATGGTGCGACTGATGAGCTGCAGCTCTTACAGCGCAACTGATGACGCAACCGACAACGATTACGAATAATCCACTGTGGGGGCAAGGCGAAAGCCCTGCCCCCACCCATTTTTCAGGAGGTAAATTCAATGGATACCAATGAAAACAAGACACCGGCCCAGAACAAAGCAAAGACAACCAAGGTCGATGACCGCGAGGAAATCTTCGTTCCCAGAGAGTCTGGCAACACAGATCCCAATCTGGTTATCGTTCTCAATGGTAAGAACTATGTTCTGCCCAAGGGCAAGAAGAGCCTCGTTCCCAAGGCTGTGGCTGCGGAGTATGAGAGATCGAGGAGAGCACAGTACAAGGTGGACAACGCCATCTTCGATATGGTTGAGCAAGCAAAACAGCAGGCTCTGGCAGCCGGAATCAAGTAATAAGGGAGGCTCCAGAAGCCTCCCTTTTTCAGACAGGAGTGAAGTCTATGACAATTGCTGAAGCAATTTCCAAGGTCGATGCCTTGAAACCCAACACCTACACACCAGAGGACAAAATCGACTGGCTGTCCAGCCTGGATGCCAGGGTGAAGAGCCAGATCATCGATACCCATGAACACAGCGACCCCGTTTTTTTCTATGGCTACGATAACCTGATTGATCAGGATATGGAGCTTTTGGTCCCTGCTCCTTACGATGAGATGTATCTGCGCTGGCTGGAAGCAATGATCGACTACCACAACAGCGATGATGACCGCTACAACAATGCCATCAAGCTGTTCAACAATGCCTACGAAGGCTACAAGAAACACTACACACGCACCCATATGCCAAAGAGCGGTGGCAATCGGTTCATTTTCTGACAAGGAGGGATAAAGCATGGAGTATCCTACTCTCAATGTGAAGCAAAAGAGCAGACAGATGTCGGATGCCTTCCTTGGCTACAACCACAATCTGCGCATAGGCGACAGTGAGTTCTATGACATGAAGAACATGACCTCCGATTACTATCCTGTCCTCGCCCCCAGAAAGAAGCGGGGTGTCTACAAGGATGGTACCAACGCAACAGGCCTGATCGCCAAGGACAAGCTGTGCTATGTGGATGGGTCTGCTTTCGTCATAGGGGATGAGCGCATCGAGATGGAGCTTTCCGACAGTCCCAAGGATCTTATCTCCATGGGCGCCTATGTGATCATCATGCCGGACAGAAAGTACATCAACACCGTCAAGAATGGCACTGCGTACGAACAAGGGAGCATCGATGAGGAGCATACCACTACTG